TGCGTAATCATCTAAAATTCCTTGAACATCAGAACCACTAGCGAAACTACCGGTTTCTGATTCAACTACATAAGAAGAACTTTCTGCAAGTATTTGGTGTAAATCACTACCGCTTGCAAATGGTAATCCTGTTACATTATCTAATTCTAATGTTCCAAATGATGCAGTTGAAGTTATTGAACCACTTACATCTCCGGTTATTTCTATTGAACCACTAAATCTATGTTTATCAGTTGTATCATCACCAAATTTTGTTGAACCGGATGCAAATATAATTGACTCAGAAACAAACTCAGTTCTAAATTGTTGTGCAACAACTGAACCAGATGTTGTGATATCACCTTGAACAACTAATGTTGCAAATGATGCAGTGTCTGAATTTTGTAAGAAAGAACCTGTGTTCGTAGAAACTACATATGATGCACTTTCTGCTTGAATTATTTGTAAATCTGAACCACTTGCGAAACTACTAGTTTGTGAATTTACCACAAAACTTCCTGTTTCACTTTCTACAACATAACTTGAACTTTCTGCAAGTATTTGATGTAAGTCAGAACCACTAGCAAAAGCAGTTGTATCTGTTGTTACATTTGATAATCCAGAACCATCTCCTTTATAAAAACCAAATGATGCTGTAGAAGTGATTGAACCACTTACACCGCCACCAAGAGTTAAGTCATCACTTCCTGAAAACAACCCTAAAAAAGAACCACTAACACTTGTAGAATCAACACCGGCTGTAACTCCGGATAATTGAGAACCATCTCCAATATACACTCCAAATGAAGCTGTTGATGTAATTGAACCGGTTATATCACTTACTAATGTTAATTTACCTAATGAACCGGTATCGGCATCCACTAAATAAGAACCACTTTCATCTAATATTTGTTGAACATCAGAACCTGATGCAAATGAACCGGTTTGTGCTTCTGTTAAGTTTAAAAGATTACTACCAGTGGCTATCAAGAAACCAATAGATGAAGTTCCTACTGATGTAAATCTATCAAATGATGATGTTGAACCTAGTGATGCTGATAAATTACCACCATAATTTAAATCGTCCATTACATTAGTAGAACCTGATATATGTTGGGAACCGGATAATTTTAAAGAACCGGTTATTGTTGCGTCTGTTGTTAATACGCTTTGAATGGAATCATCACTCGAACTTGAGCGATGTAAATAGATTTTACCGTCATTAGTATTGACTGCTAATTCACCTAACTCTAAAGATGATGTTTGCGGTGTTTTACCAGCGACGGCACTTCGTTTTAATTTTATTACTTGAGCCATTTGGTTTTACTTATTTTATATATAAAATTGACTATATTTATAGTCAGTAATAAATATAAGAAAGTTGAAAAGTTTGGTATTTTATTTAATAACTTCCACCATCAATTTCGTCAGAAATTACCCAACCACTTCCGTCATATTGAACTAATTGTCCACTTGCTGAAGCGGCTGGAACTAAATCAACGGTTTTGTTTGTATGATTTACAAAAACTAAACTATGACTTACTGGTGAAGTATAATTTAAAGTTAAATCATTTCCTACTTGTAATGATGAACCTGATACTTGAAGTCCTGCTTGTGCATCAATTCTACCTGTTGCATCTAATTGTCCATTTACTATAAGGTTTTGGTCATTTAAATCTAATAGATTTGTATCTGAATCTATACCGATATTAGCTCCGTCATTAATGACAATACCCCCGTTTATCGTTAGAGTGTCGTCAGAAAGAGTTAAAAGGTCTAAGTCACTAGATACTCCGACTCTACTACCGGAAAACACCATATCACCGATATTTACCGACCCACTAAATGCGTGTGTGTCGTCTTCAGAATTACCAAATATTTGAGAACCTGAAGCAAATATAATAGATGATGAAACAAACTCCGTTTTAAACTCTCTAGCAATAACTGAACCAGATGTTGAAATATCTCCAACTACCGTTAATGTTGAAGATATAGAAGTTGTTCCCATAGAACCAGTTTGGTCTGATATCATATATGAAGAACTTTCAGCAAGTATTGCGTGTAAATCTGAACCACTTGCGAAAGAAGCAGTTTGGTTTGAATTTACAACTTTAACTCCTAGTTCTTCTATTCTTGCAAATGAACCAGTTGAAGTTAATCCACCACTTACCGAACCAAGAGTGTCTAACCCTCCAACGATAGTTGCATCACCGGCTACTTGAAGTCTATTTCCTTGTGTGCTGGTTCCAATTCCTAAATTACCAAGTATAAATGTATTTTCTGCTACATCAACTCTACCAAAAGAACCTGTTGAAGTAATAGAACTTGTTATATCACTTACTAATGTTAGTTTTCCTAATGATGATGTTGAATTGTTATTTAAGTATGAAGCACTTTCTGCAAGTATTGTTTGTAAATCTGAACCACTAGCAAAACTACCAGTTTCATCTAATGTCACATAACTTGAACTTTCTGCTAATATAACTTGTAAATCACTACCACTTGCAAATGAACCAGTTTCTTGTTCCAATACATAACTTGAACTCTCAGCAAGTATTTGGTGTAAATCAGAACCGGTTGCAAATGGTAATCCTGTTACATCAACTAATTCTAATGTTCCAAATGATGCTGTAGAAGTAATTGAACCACTTACACCACCAACACTATCAATCGTTAAAAATGAACCGGTTATTTCAATTGAACCTGTAAACTCGTGTTTGTCGTCAAGTGAATCACCAAATATAGTAGAACCACTTGAAAAACTTTGTGTCACATTTGTTACTGACGAGTTTACTATATATTGTTGTGCAACAACTGAACCTGATGTCGTAATGTTACCACTAACAAATAGTGAATTGTGAATACCTAAACTTTGAAAAGACGAAGTGTCTGAAAATTTTATAAAAGAACCTGTTTCAGATTCTACAACATAAGAAGAACTTTCTGCTAATATTTGATGAAAATCAGAACCTGATGCAAAACTACCGGTTTCTGACTCCACCACATAAGATGCACTTTCTGCAAGTATGACTTGTAAATCAGAACCACTAGCAAATGAACTTGATTCTGATTGTCTAACATAAGTGTCTAAAATACCTTGAACATCAGAACCACTACCAAATGAACCTGTTTGAGATTCTTTTACATATTGTGTTGAAGCTGATGCATAAGAACCAGTTGCGTCCATAAGTGCTTGAACACCAGAACCACTAGCAAATGGTGAGTGAGTTACTGATATTGTATCACTTTGTAATCTACTAAATGAACCAGTTGAAGTGATTGAACCACTAATGTTTTTATCAAACTCAACTGAACCAGTTACATTTAGTGAACCCGTTATATTGAACGAACCTGATAAAAATTGTCTTAACTGCTTTCTTTTTAAATCGGCCATTATGAGTCAAACTTTCCGTGTGCGATGATTTCATCATCTGATTCTAAATTATATCCAATACCACTAACATCAACTTTTAATAAAAATGATGTTCCTTTTTGTTCTACTTCTATAGCATTATGTTCCATATATTGTCCGTTCATAAAGAATATAAAATCATTTTCTGATGTTGCTGTCATACCGATTGGTGCTGACGCTGTAACTGCTTCAAAACTTGCTGTTGATGAACCACTTATTCCTGCGGCTACTTTTACAAAATTCTTTCTTAAATAATCTGTTCCTGATGAACTTACACTTCCGGTTAATTGAGCGTTTACATAAGCTTTTGAAACTGCTGAACCTTGAGCTGATGGATTAGCTGGTAGTCCTAATACTTCTCCGTCTCCACTAAATGTTAAGTTAGCGGCTGAACCCATTGTTGAAGTTGCTAAACTAGTGATTGTTTTATTGGTTAATGTATCTGTTGTTGATGTTCCAACAATGTTTATATTACTTCCAGCGGCGTTATCTATAGCCCATCTGGTTTCACTATGGTCAAATACTAATTGTGCATTTGTTGAACCTGCTCTACCAACTCTTAAACCAGCATCTGTTGATGATAAAGCTGTTGAACCGGTAAAATTTAAATCTATGATTGGGTCTTCTACTGCAAATGTTGATACATTTTGAAATGATGAAGAACCTTGAACAATTAAATCTCCATATACTTTTATACTACCACTTGGAAATCCAGTAGTCAATACTTCTATTACGGTGTTGTTATTAGCGTCTTGTATTACTGGGTCTGTTGGGTGTGCTATCTTTACTTTACCAGCTGTTAGTGTGTTGGCTGTTCCAATGTTTAAACTACCGGTTCCAAGATTATCTATGTTAACCTGGTCAAATTCTAATGTGTGTAATCCAGTTAAAGAACTTGTTGTTGCTGAACTTTGTAAAGTCAAACCACCTGATTGTGGGGCTTGTGCTTGTGTTGTTAAATCAATTAAACTCATACTGACGCCTCTCTTTGAAAACTAATTTTTATAGAAGACTCACTTCCGTCTCCTGTCGTGGTGGGTGGTAAAAACCCAGTATCACCAGGTGATATTACCGAACCACTTTTTAACTCCATTCCAAAATTATCAAATGTTAATTTATGAACTCTAAATTTTGTTTGTGTTGTATCAATAAAAAAATCTGCTGATGCTGATTCAGTTTGGTCAACATTTGACAATTGTTCGATACCATTAATAAATATTCGTAATGAACCATTTCTGATACGATAATTCTCAGCTATTGTTGGTGTAAATTCATTATATTTAGTTGTAGAATCAGTTTTATCTGAAAATACAAAATGTTCAAGTTGTTGATAATATCTTTCATTACCACTTGATAAGTGAATTAAATCTGTATCCACAGTTGGAATACCATTTTTGTTATCAAGAGAATAATCTAATCTAACACTTCCGGTATCATTGAACATAATTCTATCACCAGAAAACTTAGATTCACTTACTGGAAATGTAAATTGTCTTGTTCTTCCTTTTAAACCAGTTCTTTTATCTATTTCTCTTTGTGTCATTATGTCATCTCACTTTGAAATATTATTGTTACGAAATCTGTGTTTTTTATTGTGAATCCTGAATTGTCTGATTGTCTTTTTCTAATCACCACATCTTTTAAAGAACTTGAAACAAAGTAGTCAAATCCACTTGTAAATCCTATTTGATTGTCTGCAGATGATAATTCTAATCCGTTTAATTTTACTTGAACTGATTGACTCATTATTCTTCTATCAGTTTCTAAAGTTGGTTGATAAACTTGTCCTTGACTTGCAGATAAAGATGATGATTGACTACCTGAAACTCTAAATGATTTTAAATTATAAATTGAATTTGCGTTAGAAACTGATAGTAATGCTTTGTCATCTCTTGAAGAAGTTGGTTCACCACCACCTCTCATTACATAAAAAGTTCTACCACCAAAAGTATTTGTAAATTCTAAATCTTGTGCTTGTGTTCCAACACCACTTGAAGCTCCTCTAATAAAATCTGTTGCACTACCTAGTCCACTCGGTAAAGATGAATTACCTGTTGTAAATATTCTTACGGTTTCTGCTCTACTATCTGGTGAAAAGACTGATGATATTGATAAACCACTTTCGTCATTAACTACAACTTGTTTTGGTGTAAAAAATCTTTGTGTATTTAAAAATTCATTGAATGCTTCAGGAATTAAATATCCTTTGAAACTCATATTAAAGTTTGTCTTAATGATTCTTTCATTATCACCCATTTCTGTTGCATCTTCAAATGAATCTATTGATGATAAAAATTTAAATTTATTTGGTTCACCCCAATACGCTCCCTCTGAAAAATTTATAGCTTCAATAATTCTATTCATCTCCTCAATGTAAGGTGTCCAAACTATTGCTTCGTAATTTAAATTCATATAATCAGGAACAGCAGTAGTGTAGTATTCTTTTGAATTTAATAATCCTTGAACAACTGAAAATCTATCGTATCTTTGATTTTGAGAGTATTTTTTCTCAAATGTATAAAATTGTTTTGGGTCATTTGCATCTAATTTATCTATTGGTAATGATTCGTTTGCTTCCATTGAAACTCTACGAAATACTATTAGTGGTGTAATTAATTGTCCTTTAACATCACGAACATAACCTTGTTTTTGTATTGAGTTCCATCTTTCAGCATTAGCGTAATAAACTGGAACTTTAACTTCTTGTCCGTTGATTGTTGTCATTGGTTTTATGACTTCATTGAAATAATACATTATAGCCGCATCAACATCCATTAAACCAATAGATACATTTTTTACATTATCTTTTCTTTGGTTTGTTTCAGAACCTCTACCTCTTTGTAGTCCTCTATTAAGTTCTCTACCTTTTAGTCTTCGTTCTGTTCTTGGTAATGGTTTTGTTCTATCGGCCATTATTCAACTCCTAATTCCAATCCAATTCTTTTTGAATATTCTTTTTGTGTATTGACAATACTATTAAACGATTCTGGTAATAAGTATCCTTTCATACTTAAATCAAATGTTGTTTTGATAATTCTTTCTCCCTCAAATTCTGAAGCGTCTGTAAATGTTGAAATACCAGCTTTAAATTTAAATTTATCTGGTTCTCCCCAATAAGAATTTTTTGACCAACTAATTTTTTCTATGATTTTATTCATTTGGTCAATATATGGTGTAAATACAATACAATTATAATTTATAGTAACATAACTTGGAATAGTTACATTGTATGCTTCTTCTAATGGTTCATCATTTTCAAACAATATAGAAGTTTGTGTAAATCTGTTTATTTTGGAAAATTTATTTTTAAATGTGTAATTAGAAGCTTCTGTTGCTGGTTGTAATGAAGGTGTTAGGAAAGCATTGTTTGATTCTCTTGATACTGATGTTCTTTTAAAAATTAAAAGTGGTGTTATAAATTGTCCTTTGACATCTCTTAAATATCCAAGTTTTTGAATTGATTTCCACCTTTCTGGGTTTGCATAATAAACAGGAACTTTAACGACTTCACCATTATCTATTACTTCTGGTTTAATTACCTCTCTAAAATAATACATAACAGCGGCGTCAATATCTAACAACCCAACTGAATAATTTTTTACATCATCATCTCTACGACTTGTATCGAATCCTCTGTTAAAATTAGTTTGTGTTGTTAATATTTCTTCGTTTCTTGGTAAAGTTTTACTTCGTTCCATTAAATACTTCTCACTTCTTCAATGTTAAGATTACTTCTTCTTAACAAGTTAGCACCACAAATGACTGAATGAATATGTTGTCCGTCAAGTTGTTCATATTGTCCACCAACCAATTGGTTTTCATTTATATTGTTGATTTCCCAATAAGCAGTAAACCATTCAATCACATCTCCTATTTCCAATACTAAACTTACATCTCTTAAAGATTGTCTTACAAATGAAAATGTTGCATTTTGTCTTAAGTCTGGTCCAAATTCATCTGTGTTAAATGCCATATCTTCAGCTTCAACCAAGCAAGCCATTTCAATACCTGGTTTGAATACTTTTCCGTCTGATGTTTCACCATACATATTGGTTTCTGTATTGCTTGCAGATATTTTGTAAACAATTACAGTCTGGTCAATGATTCCACTATTGGCATTATTTAAATCACCGATAAGTTCTTTATTAAACCTATCGAAAGTGTCTAAATCTTTTTTACCATAATATCGTGGATTTGCCATCACTCACTCCTAACCTATGTAGATTGGATATGGGACTTTTTTAAGTTTTTCTTGTAGGAACTCGGATTCATCTTTGTCTGCTTCCATAAGTGCTTTACGAGAAGATTGTTCAAGTATTTCCCTGAGTTGTGTAACAAGAGCTTCTTTTTCGGCTGACGCTTCTGACCTCAAAGTGTCTCCGTCCAAGCTTGTTTCAGCACCTGGTATCGGGATAGCTCCATATTTACTCCTTACTATACCTAATAATTCCTTTGTTAGTGCTAATCCATATTTTCTAATCCATTGTTTCCCTACATCATTAATATTTGTAAATTTCATATTATCGTAAGGAACATTGGAAAAGTCGGAAATTACATCTGAACTTCCTGAATGTTCCGTTATTAACGCATTATCTCTATCTGAACGAACCACATATTCAAAATGTAATTTATAAGATGAGTCTGGTCTTGGGAATATTCTTAGTTTGTTATTTCTTAATTGAAATGAATATGCTGATTTTCTTATTTGGTCATTTAACTCAATAGCTTGTAATCTCAACATATCCGCATAAACTGGCATCATTAAAAATGTAACTGCTGGTGAGTAATTACCAAATCCAAATTGGTCAAGTAAATTCATTGTTCCAGCACCAGTTCCTGCATAAGGGTCAAAATATCTTTGAACTGCTGGTGTTTCTTCATAGAACACTCTTTGTAGTTCTATTGAATTACCACTTTCACTTACATCTGCCCATAGTGCATTTAAGTCATAACTTTGAGAACCACTTACTATGTCTACTGAACCTGATTTTACTTCAACTAAACCACCGACTCCAGCTTCTGTTCCGTAAGCTTGTGATAAGAATACACTTCTACCTAAATTCGGGGTTACTCTTTTATGTGTTAGATTTGAAGAAGTAGATTGTCCTTGTAGTGATAATAAATTGTCTTTAATGTTAAATTGATTTATTTGAGCACTATATTCAGATACACTTTCCTCTAAACAAGCATAAAATTGTTTGTCTTGTAATTCTACATTCATTAGTGGATATCCTAATCTTTGTGCACACCAAGTTGCAAACTTTGGAGCTTCTGATTGAAACTCCGAATCTGTATCATAAAATCCAAATGGTGTATTACCACTAACTGCTGAACCTGAACCAGGCCATATTGGTTCTTGAGCCATATTTAATTCTCCTTAATTTGTTCTAGTAATAAATATAACGAAAACCAAAAAACCCCCAGCGAACTGGGGGTTTTTCGTGATAAGTATTACTACTCGACTATGTAATGTTATTTATTACACTTTGTCTACATCAGCAACAATAACTTTACCATAGAATTCGCTTCTGACCATTTTCTTAGCGTATCTGGTCATCACGCCTTTTCTAGGTGTGAAGTTAGTTGGGTCGTAAACAAGTGGTGTCATAATTAACGGCACATATGGTGAATACACAGCACCTGTTTCTAAGAAGTTTGAACCTCTAAATCCAACAAGGATTTGATTTTCTTGCATGTAAGGGTTCTTGTATACATTGAATCTATTGTTTAATAGACCAACTTTTTGAACACCCATTGCATATGAACTATCTACTGCACCATCTGAAGTTGTAGCATATCCAGGAATAGATTCTAGGATTGTTGCTGTTTCAGGTGATATAACAATAAAGTTAGCTCCACCTCTTAGGGTTTTTTGGTGAATTGCGTTAGATACTGATTGTATCTTGTTTCCAAGTGTCTGGAACCACTCACCTTTTGTGTAAGCACTTGCTTGAGTTGCAGTGTTCTTAAATGATGAACTTGAACTTTCATACTCACGACCTACAAACGCTGAGTAATATTCTGTTTTAGCTGTAGCACCTGATAGCAACATATCAAGAATTTCTAAATCAATTTCCATTGAAATATACTCACTTAATAATGATGTTAATTCTGCTTCAGCATCTACTGAATGGTATGCGTTTAAGTCTTGAGCTAGTTCAGGAGTCCAAACTGCTTTTAACTTACGAGTTTTCGCTACGATAGCGATACTTCTTAATGCTATGTCGATTTCTGGTATACCAGCGTCTGATTCAGCTGATGTTCCACTTGGTGTAGCCTCAAAGTCACCTCTAGTTGTATCTGTTGGTGCTTTGTGGTATTTAAATACAAGTTCTACTGATTTATTACCGAACGCATCAGCACCTGTTGGTGTTGTTGGGTCAACAATAAATACTACATTTGCTCCACTTGTTTTTGTGTGAGCTGGGTAGAATGCATCTAATTCAGAACCTCCACTACCACTAATTTCAAAAGCTCTAACTCCGTCAAAATCACCACCAGAAAATACTGATTTAGCGATTGTAACTTTTCTTAAGTCTGTTAAAGATGAACTTAGTGATGGTTCAAAGTCTACATCTTGGAAACTAACTGATGCTGTTGTGTAAGAACCAGTGTTAATAGTTACTGATGTATCATTGATTGAATATCCAAATTTACCTGCACCATATAAACCTTCAGTTGCATCACCAGAAGCTGATGTTACACCGTGAACATTTTGGCCAGAGTCAAAGTTAGATTGTTCTGTTCCATATCTGAAATCGAGATAGAAAATAAGACCTGATGGTAAATTCATTGGTTGAACTGACACAAAGTCTTGTGCAGCTAACTCACCAAAGATTCTTCTTACTAATGGTAAAGCAACACCTGACCATTGTTCGTTATTAGACGCTGTTCCTACTTGTGAAGCTTCGTTAACAAGTTGATTTGCTTGGTTTTCAAGCAATACTGCCATTCCACTTCTTTTAGTTTCAGTATCAATACCTTCCAATAGACCAGTTGGCTCCCATTTGTCAACTAATTGTCTAGTTTGTTCTAGTAATTGTTTGTGCGGATTGTTACCATCAAGTAACTGACTAATGTTGTTTATATCTGACATTATTCTCTCCGATTATAGTTTAAATTAAATTTGCCAATTTCTTAAATCTGTTTTTCATCTCTTGTCCTTCAGAAAGAACTTCTTTCTTAGGTTCAGTTGATGCAACAGCTTTAGAAGCTTGACCTTTACTTTCGTTTACTCTTTTGTTACCATTACCTTTAAAAGATTCTGCTAATGTAGCGTAAACTAATTTGATTTCTCTCAAGTTTTGAGCGCGGTCGAATTGTTCTACAACTCTAAGTTTTTGGTTGTTGTTTAAACCAAAACCTCTAAACAATTTGTTAGTAAACAATAGTTTAGCGTTCAATAGATTTACTTCGTTTAATTTCTCACGAAGATAACCGATTGTATCTTTGTATTCTTTTAGTTGTGTTTTCATTTCGTCCACTTTATCGTCCTCGTCTTCATCTTGATGCTCTTCTTCTGATAGAGCTTTTAAGACTTCTTCAAGGTCGATATCTTCGTCTACTTCGTCTTCATCTTCATCTTGATGTTCTGCTTCAACTACTGGTTCTTTGACTACTGTGTCTTCTGAATTTTCATTTCCACCTTCTTCATCAGCACCTTCACCTTCTGGTCCTTGTGCTCCGATTTCAGATGAGTCCTCTGCGCGTTCTGAAGGTTCTTTGTTTTCAGCATCACCTATTTCTGATGAGTCGAGTTCTTCTTCAAGTTCTCTGATGACTGATTCTAAATCAAGTTCATCTTCGTCATGCATATCTTCGTCATGCATGTCCTCATCATCCATATGTTCGCCTTCATCTTCCATATGTTCGCCTTCGTCTTCCATATGTTCTGCTTCTTTGACATCTTCGTCGTCTTCGTCTTTCATGCGTTCTTCGACTTCGTCTTCTTTTTCTCCATGCATTCTTTCTTCGACTTCTTTCTCGTCGTCATGCATTCTTTCATCAACTTCGTCTTCTTTTTCGCCATGCATTCTTTCTTCGACTTCTTTCTCGTCGTCATGCATTCTTTCGTCAACTTCGTGTTCGCCTTCAGCTTCCATATGTCCGTCTCCACTTCCTACTTCACCTTCGCCTTCACCATATTCTTCATTATCAGGCATTTCTTCTGATTGAATTTTTTGTGATAGCATGTTTTTCAAACGCGGTGTAAACGCTTCCTCAAGAGCTATTTTAGCATTTTCTAATGCAGTTGCACGAAGTGCTTTTGCATCAGCAATTGCTTCTTTTAAAATATCATCCATTTTATTTCTCCGTTGGAATCAATATAGTTATTGGGAACTATAATATAGTGTGATTAATTACAATATATGAACTGGTCGATTGACCGATATTGTGTTTACATATAAATATAAAATTATGAAAAAATTCGTCTTTTTTTATTGATTATTTGATAATTTTCTATTATTTATCTTAGCTCTTTTTCTCATTTCTCGTTTTTTGACTGAAGGTTTAGTGTAGAACTCTCTTTCGCGTAGTTCTATCATCATACCAGAGTCTTTTACTTTTTTTTTGAGTTTTCTTAGAGCGTATTCTATTTTGTTGTCTTTAACTATAACCTTTAACAATTTAACCTCTTAATCTGTTTCGTTATCTGCTGAGTAATTTTTATCCACATAATTGAAGAATTCTTTTTTCTTATCACCTAATTCTGCTGGTGAATCAACTCCAAACTTTTTTAATGCACCTCTAAAGAATTTTGCATATTTAGTATCTTGTTCTGTGATTTCATCATCTTCGATAGGTTCTTGATAAGGATTTTCTTCTCCGGTTTCTAATTCAGGTGTTTCAATATCATCTGATTCGTGTCCGTATGTATGTGTTTCGTTTAAATCATAATAACGACTTAACACAATACCCATATCTTCATATAGAGCTTCTAATCTTTGTTGAACTGCTGAAGCTTCTTCTGATAGTTTACCAAAGTTTTTTGATAAATTTGTTAACTCTTTCATATTACGATTTACTGTAACTTTGTCAAACCAATTTTCTGTTTCTCTTAATGTGTGAACTTTAGCTGAGTTAGCAATATCTGAAAGTGTTTTTGCTGTTTCTTTTAAATCACCAGATTTGTAAATAGATTTACCCAAACTACTAAATTCTTGAATCTTTGATAAGATTTGTTTAGAACTTATTTTAGTTTCACTTTCTACTTCACCATACTTTTCTTTAACCATTTTGGATAAAGACATATCTGTGTGAAATGCTGGTTTAGAAACAACACCACCTGCTAGTGAAATTGAGTGTTCTTTCAATAAGTTTTTTAGTTTGATTTGTTTTGACATATTTTTTCCTCGTTAATAAATATAATGTTTTTAAATTTTTCTATAAATAAGTATTCATACCGGTATGTTTTTTAAAGAACTTTTGTAATTGGTCTCCGTAAACTCTTTTCTCTACTGCTTTAACTTTTTTATTACCCATTCTAACTTGTGCAAATTCCATATCGTATAAATCTAATGATGTTAGTCTTATTGTTACTAAATTTATACCTTTTGCATTTCTACCGATTTTAAATAATAATTCTTTTCTTTTTTTATCAATTGTTAGTGGTTTAGCACCTGTCATTACCATAAATCTTTTACCACCTAAATGGTTTAATGTATCTCTTGCTTGTGAAGTAGTCATTTCATTTACCTTTCTGATTCTTGATTTACCTTTTTCTGGGTCGTAATCAAAGTTAGGTTCTTTTGCATATCTTTCGTCATCTTTAATTTTGTCTTGTCTGACTGCAAAAACTGATTCGTGTGGATTCAATATATAGTTTCTTGCTGAATTTAAATAATTAGCTGACAATGTTACTTTGTCTGTCCACCAACTTGGTAGTGGTTCAGCATCATTAACTTTTTTAAGATGACCAATGATTTGTAATGCATCTTCAATAGATGTTTTTAATTTTCTAACTGCTGATGGAACATCAGTATGTCCGTCTTCATTGATTGATTCTTTAACAATTTGTTTAAAAAATGTTTTTCTAACGGTGTCTCGTTCATTTTGTAATATATTTGCTAATTTTTGAACTGATGAACTCTTAAAGTTTTTTGGAAAGTATTTTTTATAGTTTTGATAATTTGCATTATCTGGTGTATATCTCATAAACATAAATGTGTTTGCAAGACCTCTAATTAAAAGTCTATTATCTTTTACTTTTTTAAGACCTGGATTGATTCTAAATAAGTTATTTTTGATTTCTTTACCAATTTTTAGTAAATTTTTTCTAGTTGAACCTGTGATTGCTTCTTTCATATCTTTTTTTCCGGTTAATTTATATCCCAATACTTCTGCGTTTTCTAATCTTTCTTTTTCAAATTTTTTCTTTTCTGTTTTAGTTAAAGATTCATCAGAACCAAATCCTTCGTTAGTTCCTTTTTGTATACCTTTTTGTGTTCTAGCATATTTAGTCGTATTTTTAAATATATTTTTAACATCATCAAGTTTAGAAGCTCTTATTGCTTTTCTATAATCTGTTTTTAAACCTTTTTCTTCTCGTTTAATTTGAGTGTTAATCATATTTAAAAACTTTTTAAGAATTTTTTCAAATCTACCTTGATAACTACCTAATCTTTTAGAACCAACTAATGCATAATTAATATCAAAAGTTAATTCACTTAATTCTTTTCTTCTTTTATTTGGTTTTTTATTGTCATAAAAATTACCATAAGTCATTAATTCTACAATACCTTTGTAAGCTTTGTAAAGTTCATCTCTTTCTTCTATGGATAAACCTTCTTTATTTTTAAGTTTTTTAAATCCTGCTCTCATTTTGTTTGGAACACCTGCATTTTCTTTCAATTCTTTATCTTCTTCTCCGGTTCCACCAGGTGATTTTAATTTATATTCTGGATTTGTAGCTGAAAATTTATAACCACAAGTTTCAACATAATCCTCAACCATTGTTCTGATTTTTTCACGAAGTGCTTGTTCTACTTTTTTAGGAAGTCCTTTATGTTTTGTAGATGCAAATTTTTCAACATCTTTCTTTTTCATATCGTCTGCCGCGTCTTGTGCTTTTTTAGAAAATTTAGAAGCTGGTTGTTCTCCTTTTTGTATTGCTCTAACAATACCCATAAATTTTTGTTGTTGTTTTGATTGAGCAGGCATTATTCGTTTGCTCCTTGAACTATTTTTTTACCTCTTTTTCTACTAGCTTTATATTCTATATCTTTCAATATATCAGGTAAACTATCTCTTAATTGAAATCCACCTTCATTGTTTAAAAGTTTTGAAATATCTTGTAATAAATCAAACCCACCAAAGTCTCCAATCAATCTATTACCAATTCTTTTTCCTTTGGTATCACGAAATACATCTGATACTTTTTTATTATTGAATTTATCAAATTGTTTGTATGCATTTACAGCTTGTCTATATTTTGGAAACAATACTGAACCTAATCTTTTTGGAACACTATAATCAACTCTTTCCGGTTCATTAAAGTTTTTAGGGTTTTTTAATGCTCTTTCTAATTTTTTAATCAATACTGAAACCGGTTCTTTAATGAAAGGTGCTCTCCAATGTCCTAAATCCCAAATAGGTGTAATGTCTTCTCTATCATCAAAGTCAATACCAACAATATCTATTTTACTAACTAATTTTAAAAATTCTCTCATTGATTTAATTAATGGAACGGCGTGATATTGTAGATTGATGTATCCGTATATTGTAGATTTGGCTTTTCTTACTGGTGGTTTCAATACCGAAACCATATTTTCATTTAAAACTTCTTCTTTTATGAGTGATTTTAACTGAATCATTTTCTTCTTCTTCCGTATTTGTTAAGTCTATCTTTTAAATCATAAAATAAACTTTTTAATACTTGTCTTTTAGAAAAACTTGTGTCTCTAATATTACCTTTATAAATACTTCTTGATAAATCTATTCTGTCGTATTTACCATTTTTCATATCTGATGTAAATATATCCATAACTCTTTTTTGTGCTTTTCCTATTTCTTTTCCTGCTTTCTTTACAGCACTTATTGAGTGTTTCATTGCTTCCGGATTAGAATATGTTGAACTTCCTAAACTTGATGGTGGGAATGCTTCACTTAAATGTTGTTTTGCAATGTTTTGAACATCTAATCCAAATTCTATTACTTTTTTCTTATAAGATATTTGAAGTTCGTTTGATGACTTTTTCATACCTTGTTTATTTAAAAGTTTAACAAGTTTTTTAATTTCATTTTTTAAATAACCAATATGAAATTGTATATTACGAACTGATGATTTAAAAGCTTGTTTATCTCTTGGACTCATTTGTTCTGATAGAACATTTGAAGTATCACGAAATTTATTAAACTTTTCGTATATTGCTCTTAATTGTGTGTCTTTTGTTCTTGGCATTACATTCTTCTCTTTGGTTTATTTAGGAAACTTCTTATTACACCAAGAGATATTGTTATTCTATCCAATACTTCATTAAAATTTCTTTCGTCTTTTTTCTTTGCTGTATGATGTAAATCTCTTGCTGTATAAATTAAACTTTTAGAAATTAATTCAAGTTTTTTATCGCCGAAAACATTAATACCGGCTCTTCTTGAAAGAACTCCTTGTTCATCAATCTTTTTTCCACTATGTTTTTCCATTACGCTTGAAAATGTTGGTAATGGTTCACCAAACTTTCTTTCCCAAACTTGAGCTTCATTTAGTAAATCAAGTGATTTTTTTAATTGCTCTTCTAATTTTTTTACAACTTCAATACCCACTTCTTCTCCTCGTTCATCAGTAGCGTCTTGGTAGTAAAAATCTTCAATGTCTTCTTCGTCCATTTCTTCTCCGTCAGCATTAAACATTTTTCCGTTTTTTAAAGTTACTCCACCTAAATCATAACTACCTTTTATTTTCTTTACATCTTTTGCAAATTGTTGTGAACCTGTTGATTTAATTTTATCACCTTTTTCAAATTTTGTTTTTTGAATAACAAGACCATCTTCGTCTTTTATAACATCAGTTAATGCTTCTAATGTTTCTTCATCTTTTATTTCTGCTTCGTCACCAAACACATCAGTAAACATTAGTTTTCCATCTTGGACATACAAACTATCGTTAAATTCATCTGATATATTTGAGTCACTAATTTGTAAATCAACTCTACCTTTTATTTTTGAAGTCATTTGTTTTAAATCATCTACACTTTTAATACCTTTTCCAAATACATTTGTAAGTTTACCATCTCCTCTATCCACAACAGTTGTTGCTGGTCTACCTTTGGCAGCACCTCTTGTTTTGTCTTTACCAAAATCTTTCTTTTTAAACAAACCAAAACCTTTTGGTTTATCACCAGTTTTTTTATCTAATGGTTCTGCTCTTCCACCTTTAATGGCTTTGTCCATTGAATCTTTAGATTTATAAACAACGACACGACCAGTTTCTTTTGACTTGGCTTTGAATTCTTGTTCTGTGATTAGTGTTTTTAATTTTAACATAATTTTCCTTAATAATACCTTATGTAATCTATTGCTTTTTGTGATAAAATACCTCTACAATCATCAACAACATCAGCCGCATAACTATCTACATAACCACTAAGAGCATCTGACATACCTTCTCTATTTGCTTCTCTTAAATAATAACTATATTTTTCATATAATCTTGATGAACGCTGTGATATTTCACCGGCCGCTTTAAATTGATTACTATCAAGTCTGTCTGATGCATTTGCTCCGTATTCTTTTTGTATCATTTTGATGTATTTTTTCATTGTTGGACTTTTTAAATCCATAACTTCTTTCATCATTTTATCAAGATGTTTTACGGTTTTGTTAACCATTGCTTTAATTCTTTTTGGGTCATTTTTCATTTTTTTAACCAAATCAGAATATCTTTGTTTTTGTTGTTTTGCAAATTCTTTGTGGTCAGTAAATCTACTTGCACCATATCTAGCGGCTTGTCTAAGTTCTGCTTTTCTTTGAGCTCTCATAAACTCACCACCTTTTTTCATATCAATATGATAATATTCTAATCCAGGAATATCTTGAATTGCTTTTAAACTTCTGTATCCAAATACATCTAATCCTACCATTCGTTTTGAATAACTATCTACTTCACCTGCTGTTCCAATCTGTGCTCTATAATTTGAACCAGTGTATAAAGCTTTTCCGTCTTTTAATACTGCAACAAGTCTTCCTTTTGTAAGACCTACATACGCTCTACTACTACTATAATAACCTTGTCTTACTTTACTTGGTAGATATTCTACATTTTTACCAGCAACTGCAATGACTAAACCTTTGTTCTTTGGTGTTCTTAATTTTTCAATGTGATAGTCTTCTATTTTATCCCACTCAACTCCGTATTTTTTTGCTGTTTGTGAAAAGAAGTCTCTATTTAGACCACCATATCCACTTGCTAAATTTCTCAAAACATCACTTTTAAATGCTTCAGTCAACATCATTGATTTTTTAACATTGTGAATTTCTTCTTTGATTATTTGTCTTAATTGTGATTTAGTTATTTTCATATTATTTCTCTGTAATGATATCGTGTATTAATTGTTCTGTTCTGCACCAAATACCACAATCTGGTCTTTGTTCGTATTGTTGAGTTTTATCAACTGATTCGTTCATTGGTGATAAAAATGCTCCGTGAGTTGAAGGATTTGATACAAAGTCAAATGCAATTAACTCAAAGTCTGGTTGAACTTCTTGAGCACCCTCACCGATATTTTCAACTGAACCTAATCCTCTTGAACTAATACCTAATTTGATACCTGATTTAAATAATTCTTTTAAAATGTTTCCACTTGGTGTTCCTAATACTTCTACGGTACCGACTAAATCGTTTCCGTTAAAATGCATTTCCATAACATTGTGTGATGCATTTTGTAAGTTAACTACTGATGAATCCGGGTGGTCTAATTCACCAAGTGCTCTTTTTTGTTGAATAAAGTTTTCTGTGTATTTTTTTGCTTCTCTCATCAACAACTCTTTTGGATATACTCTACCATTTTGATTTTTAGCTTCTGCTCTTTGTAATACACCTTTAACAATAAGTTTTCCGTCATTTGTTGACATAGACTCATTGATTTGTTGTGGTGTAATCTCAAATGGAATATAATCTACTATTAATTGTTTCATTATTTTACCTTTTTCTTTAGTCCTAACATAGTTCTCATAAATTTTGTTACATTAGAACGATATTCTTTTTTTAATTCTGTGGATAATTTTTTATTTACTTTATCCTTATTTAAAACTTTATCAAGTTCATACATTGTTTTACGAAACTGAGCTTCTGCTTTTTGTAGTTTTCTTACTACTTTGGAAGCTTTAGCTTTATCAGCAACACCCTCCGACAAGTTCATTATCGTAAATTACCTACTCTACTGGCTAATCTTACTAATCTTTCTGAAATACTACTTAATGCTTTGTGTGTAGTTTTCCAATAATCTTTTGAATCTACTTTTAATTCATTTTTTAATCTTTGATTCATTTTAATTGTTTTGTCTAATTCGTTTAAAGAATTTTTAACCTCACGAATACTTCTACCGATTTTTTGTTTTGGTGTTAAAGATTCGTCATTTCTCCATTGGTGATAACGACCCTCTTTTAATTCTCTTAGGTTTTTACTTTTGATGAATTGTTTTCTTTCTTTTACTCTATCGGCAACTGCTTTTCTCAAACCTTTTTCATTGGTTCTAGCCATATACAAAACTCTACCGATATCATATTCATCTGCTAAATCTCTAATTGCATTTAATCCATCTGGTCTGTTTACTTTAATAGCTTTTGATATTTCAATAAACATAGCTGAGTAGTCCTCATTTACTTTCATATAACCACCAGCTGTTGCTATTGCATCTTCTTTATCTTTATCTTGTTTTCTTTTTTTCTTTGATTGAAAAGCGTAAGGTGTTTTTGGTG